TGGTAAAAATAATCCAGTTAAAACATTAGTAGTTGTAAGAGTGGTGTTTGGAAAATGTTCTTGAGCCATCTCTTCAATTTTTATATTTCCTAGTGGCCAACCTTGATCTTTCAAAGTATCGTTTAAAAGATAAAAAGTCCAATGAAAGTGAGGCGTTCCATATAGCTTGAATGATACAGTATCTGGTCTATCTCCATCTAAAACATTATAAAATTGATAGAAGTTAACATCATCTTTTATTTGGTCGATAATATCAACATAAGCAGAAATATCTTGAAATGCAGTTAGACTTTCTTCGTCACCAAACTTATACGTTATGTTAGGAAAGTTATAAAAGTATGCCATTAGAAACCCTCCACAATATCTTGTTTATTAAGCGTTCTTTCTTCTATAAATGCGAGTGTAACATCTACTTCTGAAGGTTTACCGTCAACATGCCAACCCATGCTTGAAGGATTATATACTGTACCTATATCTTTAAGATAAACAGGTTTAATTTTTGTTGCTACAGGTTGATTATCATATGTCATCTCAATATCAAATAAGTTAGGAAAGTTATATCCAATAATTTCAGCACCGCTAGTTACTGAAGGATAGAGTTCTGTTCTAAAGAACTTAATAATTTTATCAATCTCTTCTGCTTCAACTGCTGAATTTGCAATCATTTTAAATTGAAATGTAAATTCACGAATGTTAACAGCTGTAAACAACGTACGTTTATTGGGATTAATTGTAGTTCTTAACGTAGATCGTGCTACATTTCCACCAGTTTCCCCAGCGAATCTTCGAGCAACTCTTGTCGAAGCCAGTCGTGCAGCTTCTTGATCGAGACCAGTTCTTCCAACTATCAAATCATTAAAAGTTGATAAACTTTGACGCGCAGCAGTAGCTATTATTGATCCAATATTATTTCCTTGATTAATACCAGCTTCAGCTGTACCACCTATAATACCGAGTTCTGCGTTTGCATATTCAGCAGCATCTCTAAATGAAATTGCTTGTGGCAAATACAAAGACACTCTCTGACCTGAATAGTTTCTTTTATTTGATTGTACACCATACTGATAGTTGAACCTTTCTCCAACTTCAATGCCTTGAGATTCGTTTTGATTAGGATTTTCTGCGCTAAACTCTTCAAGAACTTTAGCACCTACCGATCTTAAACCTTCAAGGCTAACTTCAGGAACAGGTGGAGCGAAAGCACGAAATGTAATTCGTCCTTTATAATCTTGTTGATCTTCTAATGGGAATCTTAGTGGCATATTGTACCTAATAAATAGTATGAAATCTTTAACATTATTTATAAGGAAACTCCGTGGCTTATTCTGGTCGTTATAAAGTAAAAAACCGCAAGAAGTATAAGGGCGATCCTGATAGTGTGGTTTTTCGATCAATGTGGGAAAGGCACTGCTTTAAATGGTGCGATGAGAATTCAGAAATAAAAGCGTGGTCTAGCGAAGAAGTAGTGATACCATACTTCTATGAAGTCGATAAAAAGTATCATAGGTACTTCATGGATCTAAAGATTACATTTAAAACTGGTAAAACTATTCTTGTTGAAATCAAACCAGAAAAAGAAACTCAGCCTCCAAAAAAACCTGATAAGTCAAAGCGTTATATTAGTGAGGCGATGACTTATGTAAAGAATAGAAATAAATGGGAAGCTGCAAGTAAATATGCAAAAGATAATAACTGGGGATTTCAGATCTGGACTGAAAAGACCCTTACACAGATGGGAATCATGCCAAAACAAATAAAGCCATTGAAGCCGCTTAAGCCTTACCGAAAGAAAAAGAAACAATGATAAATCGGGTATAAATACTGGTATGAGTAACTTATTCCAAACATTAGAGTTCGAAGCTTTTAGAGCTGGAATTACGCCAAGAACACAGGAATCTCGAGATTGGTTTCGTAAGAAAGCACAGTCAATGAGGCGTGTCAATCGTAATCAGTTAATGAAAGAAGATCCAATTCAACTTTCAAATCGTCAAGTAGTTGGTTCAATGTACATGTTTTTCTATGATCCTAAGCTTAAGAAAGAACTTCCGTACTATGATTCATTTCCGTTGGTGATTGTAATAGGACCAGCTGAAGGTGGATTCCTTGGTATGAATTTACACTATCTACCTCCAGTATTAAGAGCAAAGTTTTTAGATAGCTTACTTGATGTTGCGAGTAATAAGAAGTATGATGATACGACTAGATTTGAAGTTTCATATTCAATATTAAAAAAAGCAGCAAAGTTTAAATACTTCAAGCCATGTGTTAAACATTACCTTTCAAACAATGTTAAAAGTAGGCTTGCCCGTGTACCCGCGCCTGAGTGGGAGATCGCTACATTCTTACCAACAGCAGATTTTCAAAAATCAGGTAAATCTTCTGTGTATAGAGATTCAAGGAAAATGATCTGATGTCAATTAACTTAGAACAATTAAAAGGTGAAATATCTGCAAAGAATGGACCAGCAAGATCCAATCTTTTTGCGATTGAACTTCCAGCTTTTCCAGGAGCTACGACTCGAGCAGTTAACTTACTATGTAGAGATGTGAACTTACCAGGAAGACAGGTAGCTACATATGATAAAGTAATCGGAACAAAGTTAGAAAAAGTTGGTTATGGCGCGGTTAGCGATGACGTAAACTTATCTTTTCTTTTATTGAATGATTACGGAATAAAAGAATACTTTGAAAAGTGGCAACAGGCTGCATATAATCCAGGCACATATCAAGTTGGATATAAAAATGATTACGTTCGTACTGTTAGAATACACCAACTTAAAAAGGGAGTGGGCTTACCGGTTTACTCAACGCCTCTAGGAATACCTAGATTACCAGAAATTATACAGCAACGATTACCTCGAATAGGTCCGTTTGATTTTGCTCAGGGTGAGTTTAATCTAAACTTTTTACTTGGTGAAAATAAAATTTATTCATGTCAACTTGAAAAAGCTTTTCCTGTAACTATGGAGGCAATACCACTTAACAACGAATTAGATGGATTAGTAGAACTTAGAATTCAATTAGCATACACAAGATGGACTTCAAACTTTACTGATCAAAACCCACTTGAAAACTTTGTACAAACTGCAGTAGGGACAGTACTGACACGAATTTTTAACTAAAGGATGATATATTTATGGCACTACCTAAGATTAATGAAACGCCAAATTATGAAATGACGATTCCATCTACTGGAAAAGATGTTTCATTTAGACCGTTCTTAACAAAAGAACAAAAAATATTATTGATTGCACTTGAAACACAAGATGAAAGGAAGATACTTTCAGCGATTACCGATACAATAAAAGCATGTGCACCTGATATTGATGTAAGTAAATTGACTACGTTTGATGTTGAATACGCATTTACACAAATGAGAGCAAAATCAGTTGGAGAGAAATCACATGTTGGTTTGAAATGCAAAGAGTGTGAACACCAAAATGAAGTAACAGTTGATCTGGAAAAAATAAAAGTAGACATTCCAGATAAAAAGAATATGATGATTAAGTTAAATGATACTTGGACTTTAAAGATGAAATATCCGAATTACGTTTCGGTATTAAATAATGATGCTATGATTAACAGTGACTCACCAACTAATACAATTATGAATATGATTGCTAGTTGCATGGATTCATTAATGAGTGAAGAAGACAATATCAAGTTTGCAGATGAAAGCAAACAAACGGTGAATGACTTTATTGATAATTTAAACGCTGAACAGTTTGAAAAGATTATGAATTTTGTACAAAGTATGCCACAGTTAAAACATGAAGTTAAATTTGTTTGTGAAAAGTGCGAAACCGAAAACAGTTTTATGTTACAAGGAATGAATGATTTTTTCGCTTAAACCTCTCGCATGATTCGTTAGTGAATTACTATCAAGTGAATTTTAGATTGATGTATTCATTTAAATTATCACTAACGGAACTTGAAAATATGATGCCTTGGGAGAGGGAGGTGTACCTTACATTATTAACACAAGAACTAGAACAAGAAAGACAAGCTGCTCAACAGCAACAATTTCGCTAAGGATAAAGAAAAATGGCTTCATTAGACGCAGTCGTAGATCAGTTAAAGATACAGAATAAAATAACACTAGATCTAACGAAATCTCTTAAAGCAGGACCATCTTCGGCTGATAAGCTTCAGGCGCTAGAAGATAAAGGTGAAGTACTGCCTGGCTCTGCTGCAATGCAAAACTTTGAGGCTGGCCAAAAAGTAGGAGAGAAATTTGATCTAGGATTTTTAATGAATCCTATGATATTACTAAAACCTTTGCTGGTGGCAGCCGCAGGCGTTGCAGCAGCATTTGCCGGCCTTAGAGGTTGGGAAGTAAAAGTTC